CCGGAGAGGTAGCCAAAACAGGGCAAAGAATCAAAATAAGCGACAATTTCAGGCGAATAAACAACTACATGAACAATCAATTTTAAGGAATACACAAACAGGACAAACAACACTACAATGAAAAAATCACTATCAATCGCACTTCTGCTTATCGGGCTATCCGCTTGCGCTGTGCTGGATCCCTCCAAGATGGATATCCCAAAGGAGCCTACGCTATGGGTCGTATCACAACTCGACTCCATCAATCACAAAAACGGGCAGGGATTTATCTTCTACAAACTTTCTCCGGTCAATGCTGGTGGCTTAAATGTCAAACCTGTCTGGATCATGGACTATTCCGGAGCCTTTCAGGTCGGTGATATTGTCAGCTTCCGCCTGTTTACCGATTACTCACAAGCGAGGTAGTATGCTGCTGGACCTTTCCAACTCCCTAGATGCAAAGAGGGCACAAGCTTATCTGGACAAGCTATTGGAGAAAGGAGAACAAATTGAGATCCGCAAGATCATCAAGCAACGGACTGTACGGCAAAACAGCTATCTGCACGTTTGCTTGACCATGTTCTGTAATGAAACGGGTTATACGATAGACGAAGCCAAGGAACTGTTTTCTATGCAACTGCCGGACATCATGCGTTATGAGAAGAACGGAATCAACTTCCGTAAGTCCACTGCCGATATGGACACAAAGGATATGGGAACTCTGATTGATAAAATACGGGAAATGGCCTTGGATAATCTTGGTCTTTACATTCCCGATTCAGAAGAGTATTTGATTAACAAGTTTCAGATTGAAAAAGAGTTGAGCTGGGTGAAATAAACTACTATGAAAGACAAAAAAGTAGCCAATATTCTAGCATGTCACAAAGCTGGAAGAATCGAGTCCAAAGAGGCAATTGATCAGATTGCTACCGTGTACGGTGAAGTAGCCTATGCAAAGCAAATCAAAGATCCGCACGGGTGCTTAGATTATAGTCAAGGATATCTCCGATGTGATTGGCAGTGTGTGACGTGTAGGAGATTGAGTAACACCTTTTAAAATCATAGATCACAACTAAAACTATTATAATGGTATCACAAACACAACTAAAAGAAGTCAAGCGGCTATTCGATCACAATGTAAGCTACAACAAGATAAGTGAAAAGACTGGGCTTACGCTTGCTCAGATTTGGCATCTCATTAAAAAAAGGCTCAGAACTGGGAGATACGATTGCAGCAAGTTCACGTCGGCTGAATTAGCTACGATTAAGCAGCTAAAATCGGAGGGTAAAAACTCAGCGGAGATTGGGATCAAAATGGGGTATAGCTCTAGTAAAGTTAAGTATCAATTGTTGAAAATGGGGGTGTAATGAAAGAATACAGAAAAACAGCAACAGTAAAAGCGAAGTTATTTGAACAAGGTGATGAGGATGGCTTTACAAATACTCCCGAGCATTATTTTGAAAAAGAAAAATTCCCATACATATCTACTCTTGAAAATCAAAAACATCATGGAGAATTTGGAAAACATTATCTTTGTGTAGGAATTAAAGGAGAAAAATGGCTTGTTGAAAAGTCAATTTTTGAGGCTACCTATGAGGCTGTTTAGCCTTACCGAATATGAAATACCGTTGTCCTCACTGTAATAAAACCGTAGAAAGAGAATCCGATAAGCATTGGATTGGATCATACTGCTCTGAAAAAGGAATTAAAACTAGGATTATGAAGGTGGATAAACTAAAAAAAATATGAAAGTCAATGTTTCGATTAGAGATGTAGAGAATACTGTTCAAAAAAATATGGATGGAATTTATTTTACCTTCAATTTTGCTATTGGGCTACAACAAAGATTTTATAAAAAGTTTGGGCGTGCTGAAGTATTTTTTTTTGAGGATGATAAATCTGTTGAATTAACTCCCTATAAATGGGAAGGGGTTGAAATTTATCGAATGTAAAACCCGACCAGCCTTAAACTGATCGGGTTTTTTTGGTTAATTCAACTGCAATCCCTGTGCTTTTCCTCCCGGCATACCCATCTGTTGCTGAAGGGCTGCCATCGCTTGAGGGTTGGCCTCGGTAGGCATTCCCTGTGCTGCTGCCATTTGCTGCGCCTGTTCCAATTCCTGCTGCTTGCGATTGATCGTCTCACTGAGCTTGTCTGCAAACGGCATAGAGGTCAATTCGGTGAATATACCTAAATCAATCAATCCCTGATCAAGAAACTTCAATAGCACATCATCCTGAATCTGTCTCATTACCGGAGTGTTGGTAGCCCGGCCCATGCTGATCATTACATCCAGGTCACGGCCTTTCGCTGCTTCGTAATATTGTATATCATCGCTGTAGTCCTTACCTATGACCTGAATATTTCGATCATCGGTGTAAAACTGCTGAATAGTCTTTACTGCTTTCAAGTCTCGCTTGCTTCTGCGCTGAAAGAAGAATTCAAAATACACTCGGTTGTTAATTTGGGCATTACTGGTCTGTAGCTGATACATTCCCAATGGAGTACCCGAACTTGCTTTCTGTCCCTGTATCGCACTAGTGACCCCTGAAATCTGCTCCAATAGGCTCATTTGTGTCTGCAAGAGTTCAATTACCCCAATGTTTATGTTTTTGGCTGACATCTCCTCCGGCTTCAGTCCCCTTGGGTTTTTCTGAGCATTTGCACTGTATGGTACAACTCCGTCTGACTTGCTTATTTCATTGGCATAATCATCATTGGTCCATCCGTCTGCCCGTGCTTCTTCAGGTAGCAACAAGGCCCCTTTAGAACTGGATCCGATAATCTTATCCAAGGAAGTGAGCAATCGATTAATCTGAATTTGCTGATCAAGGATGTCATAGGCAAACCCCCAGATATTGCCATCCACCAAAGGATATAGCCCCAACGTGTACGGACTCTGCTCATGCTCGTATGGTGTCTCTCCGTGCATCAGGATATCGCCATTGTCTGTCAAGAACCAGAAATGAAACACATCCTCGTATCTCATTTCGTAATCCAAATAAGGAATGTTTTCTTCCGGTACCCCTTGCGCTGAAAATTGCTCGTATCGCTGATTGTTGATTTCTTCTAGTTCCTCTGCTTCCATTTCGGATTGATAGGCTCTGCCTGACATGGGATCTGTTACAATCATCAAATACGTGCTAATCTCCTGCCATACCTCAATGACTCGGCACATATCATTGTCTCTGGGGACATAGAAGTCCACGTTGTCAATCATATCTGAATCCTGGCTCTGTGATTGATAGTGATTGCCTCTTTTACTTTGACTTGCCTTGCCGTACCATTGCTCAATAAGCTGCTTGTCGGCTTCATTTTTGGCAAAAGTTCCAACAACCTTGCTCAGAGGCACATCGTGAATCTCTCCTATGAAATTCAGTTCCTTCAATCGTACATCTTTAAGACCTGTATTAAAAAACATCAATGCAGGATGCACGGAATCTATGATTAAATCGTCCCTGTTTTTATCCTTATGGTAGCCATAGTGGGTTTTCCAGCCAAAGGCACCTGAAATAAAGAACTCTTCAATCACGCTCACGTCAAGCATGTGTGTGTCGTTGAGCTGAAGTGCTGCCTCTAGCGTCTTGGACATCATTTCTGATATCTTCTGATCTTCCCTGTTCCGTGCTACTACAATGGATTTAAAATCATTCTCAATGAACTGGCCTAACAGGTTCTTAATATGCTGCCGAATCATGTTCTGTTTGATTGGAATCATGTTCTGCTTGCGGATATAGGCATCCATGGTGATAGTCCCACCCGTGTCAGGATCTATCATGGTGTCATTCCAGTGATCGCCAATGTAAAAGTCACGGCACTTTTTACGCCTGTCTCTGAACGGCCTGAGCTTATCATAATATAATCGGGCTTGTTCCAGAACATCATCTGCCCTGCGCTTCATTTCAGGCTCATTATAGATCAGGGTGGTTGAATTCTTGATCTGATCCTGCGATAAACGCTTTTCCATGTACTGCGAAAAATCAATGTCCTTAGACTTGTTTCTCAGCAATTCATCGGGGTTAAAATCAACGTTGGTTTTTTTCATCTGCTTTGGCTTTATGGCTTTTGGTCTTTTATTTCAATGGCTGTTTTTTCTTGTGTTGCCTGATCACTACCCTGATTGCTTGGACTGTTTTTGGTTTATTGCTGTATCTAAGGCATAAGGATTAAAACAAACTACTTCATGTTCAGGATTTCTTTGATTGGGTTGGGTCTGTTTTTGTACATCACCTCTCCGTATTCCCTGTTAAATCCTCTCATTATTTTGGTTCGATCTTCATAGAGTTTTTCAATATCATCTTTATAAAGCTCCTTATCTGCGGATTTCATCTCCCCAATAATCTTGTTTAGATCCTTTACCAGCCTCTCATAGCCTTTGTATGTTTCCGACAATCCAATCAATCCTTTGTTTTTATCATAGAATTTGGCTGCATCTTCGCTCAATCCTGCTTCCTGCATCTTTTCAAATGCTTCCACTGCGGTAATAGCCTTGTCTCTGTTTTCGTAGAAACTTGCTCGTGCTTCAAAGTCTGAACCTGTTTTTTGCACAAACGAACGGACAAAAGGAACCTTTCTGATAAATGGGTCTTCGAGAATATTCTCTCCGGAGATCACCTCAGCTACGGTGGTAGCGATGTTCTTGGTAAACTGAACAGGGCCGCCCAAATACTGCTCCATGCCATATTCCAGCCATTCAGGATTTATATCAATTTTCCCTGATACCACTTCATTTCCTCCACTTATCTTGTTCATGAACGTAGTGGACTCCTTGATAAATGGATTCACCCCTTCAAAATACATTTGATTGTCCGGTAGCTTAAACTGATTAGTGGTGAAGTTCTCTCGGTAGATTGGCCTTCCTGCAAAGTTTCTGTTAAATCCAAGGTCTGCCAGTGGCTGAATTACGGAAGGTGAAGCAAGCATCATCGCCTGTTGGAATCCGTTTTGGTCGGAAGTAAAGTCATATCCTCCGATAGGTGAAAACACGTTTGTCGATGCGCCTAACATTCCCATAGCCTCCTTTTCAATATCGGATTTACCCATCATTGTTCTGCCTATGGACTCTCCAAAAGCATAAAATATGTTCAGTCCATAGGGCAAAGGAATCTTGATATAGTCTCCAGGAGTATCACTGAATAGATTTGGAAGGATTACATGGTTTTTCCGCACGTAGTCAGGAATCTTCTCGTAGTAGCTTCTTCCATCTTCATCCTCCTCATCCAGCATTCCCAACAAAAGAGACTGCATCATTCCTGCCGCCATTATTCCTCCGGCATATCCCAAGGCTTTTTTGGCTGTCTTTGGATTGGTGAAGCTTCTGGCCAATCGCTCTGTACCCTGAACCGAAGCATTGAAGAAAATAAAGATTGTACCCATCACTCCGGATGATCGGCCTTTCCGGTTGAAGTTTACCGTCAGGTCCTTGGCTTTCGCTGCGGATTGCTGCTTACTCATTCCCTCATCTCGTAGGGTTTTGTAGTAGCTGAATCGCATTGAGTTTTCCATGGTCTTGTTGTAAATCTCCAATCCCTGCCCGAATAGCTGTATTGGCTTGATTGCTGCGTTTCCTCCTCTTCTCCAAATCCCTTCCTTATCTGCCTTGTCAATCTCTTTTTTGGTCTGTGCAAAAACTTCTGCTGCGGTTTGAAGGTCAGTATATCCTGTCAATGCGCCCTCTTCCATAAATTCCCTGAGCATTTGCCCGTCTTTTCCTGCCGGGTACTCATCGTTTTTCAGAAATTTACCCAAGGTGATAGCGGACTTGCCCATTTTGCCAATGGTTTTTCTGGCTATGGTGGCATCCTGCTCTACCAAGATATTGAACGTACCAAAACCCACGTCACGAATTAAGTTTCTGATTCCGAATTCGGGGTTATACTGCGTGTACATGGAGGATAGCCATCGGGTGTATGGGCGAAGCTTTTCGAAGAATCCCGGTACCTGATCCTGATTCATGTTCTTGATTGTAGGAACAATGCCGTATTTGGCTGCTTTAGGGTCGTTGTAGTTCACATCCTTGAACTCGATGAATACTTTCTTACCTTTTACCATTACGTCCAATACCGCAACCTGATCACCCTGCTGCTGCACATGGCGATGAACTGCCGGGTCAAAACTTCGTATGGCATCACCATTGGCCAACTGTCCGGCTGTGGGCTTATTCATGGTTTCAATCCAAATATCATTTCCGTTTTCGTCTTGCATTTTGGTGTTTAAATAAAAGGCATTTCGAATAAAGTAATTGCCTGGAGAAACATTTTCCTTGACAAATTCCAGTACGGATTGTTTGGTTCGGTTCTTTTCCCCTCGCATGATTGATTCTTGCGCTGCTGTAAACAGGAACGGCAATGGATCTGCAGACTCGGAGGTTCTGCCCTTGGCACTCATCAGCAAAGTGTAAACCTTGTCATTGGTGCTTTCCATGCCACTCCAATCGGTCAACGGAACGTAATTCTCATATCGGGTCATCAGATCATCAAAGGTTTCCTTGGTGATCATTCCTGACTCATAGCGTTCCATGCTGGTGAAGTGGGAAATCGCCCGTACCTGCTGATTGAGCTGATCGATCATAGCCTTGTCCACGGAGGTTTCAAATGCTGCGATTCCGTCTGCGGCTTCTTCATCGGTCATTCCTGTAGGCCATCTGTCGTCTATTGGTACCGCTTTGCCTAATTGGGCATATTCATCCATGAAATAAGCTTTTCGCTCGGCATGGTGCTTAAATTTGATATAATTGGAGATATCCTCTGAAGCTAATCCTGTGTCGTTATGGATCTTGTTGGCTGTTTTTATCAATGGCTTCCAGAGGTCTTTTATGAAAACCCGTGCCTTTTCCAGAGTTTTTCCTGAAGCAAGGTTTTCTTTGGTGTAGAAATCCGCTGCGTCTGATACGTTTCCTCCTGTCTTTGATTGAATAAGCTTCTTGGATCGGATCATCCGGTCCTGAAGTGGCTCGATTACCTTTCGCTCAAACCAAGATAGCTTGGCCTCATTGAAGTTTCTGACATTGATTGCGGTGAAATCCGGTTCGGTAGATCCTACTCTCATAAACCGGATATCGCTGTTCTCCCCGTCAAAGGCTCCGGAGTTCCCGGTTGCGGATTTGATCTGGGTGGGGGAGAATACTACTATTTCTTTGCCTTTAATGCTATTGGAGTTGTTTGAAATAACCCCATCATATCCAAGGTCCTCAAGTATCTTCCCTACTAATTCGAAATCCTCTGAAATAAGTTCGTTGTAGTCAAGCTCGTATTCTTCATCGCTGTATTTCTCCTGAAGCCTTGTCTCTTCTTTTTTCCAAAGTGGATGCGCTGTTACTTCCTGCTCGTACTGTCCAATCTTATCTCCGTCAATAGGGTTTTTGATGCTTAAATACGAATCCATTACATTTTCACCGAATTCAGAAGCATTGGTTTTGTTGTCGGTAAAATAAATTCCGTCTCCCCATCCCTTTGCAGATCCTTTCCTAAATGCTGTAAACTTCTTCTCCGTCCCATGATAAACCACCAAAGGTTCTCCGTTGCTGTCCACTACCTTGCTGTCTCCAAACCATTTCTTGAATGCTGCGGACTGCGTTTGGGGTTGGGTCATGCTCATAGCCGGACCGCTTGCATTCTCCAGGAATATCTGATCTTCTCGGGAAACATCCTCGGTGGATTGAAGGGTTTGAGTTCTTCGCTCTTCTAGGGATAGGTTCGCTCTTGATTCTACGTTACGGGATTCGACTTCTCCGGCTATCCTCTGGTATAATCTAAATGCCTTTTGAAAATCGTAAGTATTGCTTTCAAGGTCTTTAATTTGATTATTAATTCCTTGCCATTCTCTCAAAAGGTTTCTGCTTTCTTCCGTTTGGCCTTTGTACCTCTTGGCAAATGCTCTATCCTCCCATCTATTATAGATAATTTTATATTCTGATTTTAATGTTTTTATTTTTTCATTTAGCTCTTCACGGGTTTTAACTCCTGCTGCGCTTAATTTTTCTCTAAGTGCCACATCATTAATATTTCCACCGCTAGCAAATCCTTCTTTTTGCTGAATAGCGTGCTGAATCTCATGAAGCAGAGTGCTCAATATCTGCTTGTCGTTTTGGTGTTTGTCAGGATTAATTGTTATCTGTCCAAAACCTCCGTCACCTTTTAGTTTATTAAAACTTCCATACGACCCTGATTTAGTGTCCATAACAACCTTTATCCACCTTAGTGCTGGGTACGCCTTGAACAGCTTGTTGTCATTTACAAATTCAACTAAATCAACACCGTTTTTCGTTCTTGCTTTTTCCGATGCTTTTAGTCTGTTGTCAATATTTTCAACAAAATCAATATCCTCAACCTCATACCTCCATTTTCCGTCTGCGCCTTTTTCCCATCCTGTCGCTATTTTAATTTGTGCTTCAGGACTGACACTAACAGTATGAAATTTATCCGCTTTGGCTTTTTGCCCGTTTTGCTCTATGATTTTATTTTCAGGCAAGGCCATGTAGTCATAAGCCTCATTTTGACTTGGAAATTCTATTCTTATATCTGTAACAGTAGTAAAATCTTCAATAAACCACTTTTCTTTTAATCCTGCTGCTTCCATTTCCCTTGCCACTCCAAGGTTATCTATTCGGATGGTGGCTTCTTCCTGCTTATCAAGTTTTCTGGCTCCCTGCTCTCCGATAATCATCTCTCTTGGAAGATTGGTCTGATCTATCCCCTCCCGAACCATCATACTGCCGTTTGGCCCCATCACAATCCTTCTGGAATTCCCTAGCATAGCTCTGATCTCTGAATCGGATAAACCTAATGTAATGCCCAAGTCACGTAGTATCTGTCGGAACTTTGTGATAGCTCGGTCTATCCACTGGTCCTGAACTCCGTCTTCTGCTAATTTCGCTAGGTATTCATCACCAATGATTGTCTGCTCATTGGCCGATAGCTCCGAAGGTTTCTTTCCAAAGTATCGCTGTGAGATATCCGCAAGCACTGGATCCGCTTTTTTGGCATCAAATACCTGCTGCATGAATGCTACATAGGAATCCACATACTTCTTTCGGTCTCCCTTGGCTTGCTGCTTGAGGAATTCACGGACTCCGTAATGACCAATCACCTCATGGAGGATGGCTTTTTCTACGGCTCCCTTGCCTGATAGGTAGGAATGCGAAGCGATCAACACGGCTTTTGGTTCGCCTGTGGTCGCATCCTTGATAAATAGTGCCGGAACTTGGTTTATATCTTCCTCGCTGTACTGCTGCTCAAGCTCTGGGAATCTCTCCATGGCTTCTTTGCTGTTATTCAATACCACAATCTCGGGTGCATTGTTCCAGTTCTCGGTGAACTTGGCTGCTTTGTCGGTGATCTCCTGCGCTTTCTTGGTGGGCTTCTGTCCTCCGTCTAGGATTCTGTTGAGGTTGGAGGCTGTGGAAGGTTTGGAGAATCGAACATCGTCTGGGTTGGCTTGGCCTTGCGAACCTTTCTGGATAAACTTGTCAGCTCCTTCTTTGCTCTTGAATCTGAATGCTTTGGAGTATCTATCGTAGAACCCGTCCATAGACTCAGCCAATACCTTTAATTCTTGATAGTTCCCAAGACTTTTAGTCATTTCGACCAAGTGGAGTGGTGCGCCTGTTTTAGTGTGCTTTCCCTCCTTGTAGAGTAAATCTCCTATTTCTGCTTTTTCAGTAATTTCTTTGACTGCCTTCTCCTTCTTTGGTGCATCCTCTTCTTCAGTGATTCCTGCGAGCTGGTCAATGATCTGCTTTTTGTCCTGCACCTCTATTCGGGAAGGCATTTCAACGAATTCAATCGCCTCAAATAATTCCTCTATGGTCTTTGCTCTGCGAAGATCAATAGACTCAGTGCCCATGTTTTCAACTTCTCTAGGATCTGATGGCTTCTCAATCTTGTCAAAGATCAATATTCGGGTGTTTACCTTAGTTCCTGCCTGTTCAAAAGTTGATCCAGGAAGTAATATCTCTCCTCTTAGGTAGATATTCTTAGCCTCTTTGGATTCCATAAACGCCTCTACTCGCTTGTCCATTGCTCCAACGGGAACCAAGGCCACCACTCGTCCACCATCATACAAATGTTTGATGGCTTTTTCTACGTGATCCATGGCTGTTTTTCCTGCAGAACCAAACGGAGGATTCATTGCTACTCCATGAAACTTGTTGATGATGTTGAAATCCTCAAACCTCATGTTCATTGAATTTGCTCCCGAAGCAACAATGGAAGCTTTGGTAAATAGCTTCATGCTCTCTTCAATGATCGTCCGGTTACTGCTTCCTGGGAACCACATGGCGATTGCTCCTTTTCCTACTGAAGGCTCCAATACTTTTTCCATTGGCTCCAATCCTAGAAACTCAACCATTTTCTGACCTACTGGCTCCGGGGTAGCGTAGAAATCCACGCCTTCTCGCTCGTCTCTCCGTCCTCTGGTCTTTTGGTTGGACTGATAGTATAGGATTGCTTTTCTGTACTGGCTTCGTTCCTCGGATATACGCTTGTCCAATTCCTTGCCTCCAATACCCTGCTCTTGGTTTGGCGCATCGTCTGTGGCTGCCTGTACTCCTGCGATAAATGAATTGATCAAGTCTCTTGATCCGTCACCCATGGCAAGATTTTCCGTAGTGGAAAGTTTTGTATTGATATTGCTTGCAAAGTGCATGATCTCGAAATCAAGACCCATAACAGGGTATTCATAGACTGCATTGGAAGAAACACCTATACGATATATCCTACCTTCGATTTGCAGGGCTGTGGTACTGCTTCTGGGCATGGATAGGGACACAAGTACCCGTTGCTCTGTTCCGCTTGTGTCGTGTAAAGAAATACCTTCCTTTCCTGATTCTTCTTGAACCATGATGATCTTTACCGGACCGCCTACTTCATTGAAATCATTTACATTGATGCCTGACTTCTTGTCTTTTTCGGAAGTTCTGCCGTTTTGGAATCTGATCTGTTCTCCAAATGCTTCTGCGAACTGCTCTACTGCTGAACGGTAGTCCAGCCCCTTTTCCCATTCGAATAGGTCTGCATATTTTTCTCTGAACGCTTCTACTTGTTCTAATGCTTTTTGTGCCTTTTCTACTGTCTCAGGGCTGTTTCCTTCCTGATTTAGAATAGCTACTGCATTTGCCATCGTTTCATTGGCAATCTTGAAAAAAGGTGGTTCAATGTTGGCTTGTTGCCTTCTGTGAAATATTACTATTTTTCTGCCAATTTTGATGTGTTCCTTCATTCTAGGGATCATCAAAGTGGCTTTCATGCTCTCAAGTAGCTGTGTGGTGTAGTTGGTATTGAAAAATGTGTTTGTGGCTGCCTTGCTCAATGCCTCAAATCCTGAATCTTTTGTCCGGATGGCTTCAAGTGCTTCATTAAATCGCTCGCTTTTCTCTCCGGTAAGGATTGGGAAATCCCTTCTGTAATCCATGTCGGATTCAATCGCACGGCCTGACATTACGCCATCTTCTACCAGCTTGGCATTGAATGCAATTTCCTGCATGGCAATAGCCTCTGGATTCGCTTTTGATTTAGTCTGAAGTTGGTTGTTTTTCCACTCGTATTGACTACCAAAATTATCCAGGAAGAATTGGCTTGCTGGATCAACACGGCTCATGCCTTGTGATTTAGGGATGAATGTAGTTTCTGTTCCCCAATCGAATAGGACTTCGTTGGCATAGCGTAGGTTCTGAACAGTCTTGAACGGTGTAGCGGAAAGGAATACCACTTTGGTTTTACCCACTACCTCGGCTGCTCTTTTTTCTAAAACAGGGGTAATTCTCTTAATTTCCTGTTCTACCTTTTGCTGCTCTTGTCTTGCTTTTTCAAGACGGACTGCAACATCTAAATTATTCGGGCTGTCAGTAAGCCATTTTTCAGAAGAATTGATTTCATCATATAAAGCTTTGCTCTTGGCCCATAAGCCTGTGGCATCCTTTAGCCTTCGAAGCGCATTATTTTTCGAGGTGTTCGAATTCATGTAATGCGAACGGGTAGTGCTGGATTCTTTGGCGTTCTTGTCCTCCATCAGTCTATGTGACTCATCATAGACAATCAAATCAAAGTCTCGCTCATACAAGGCTTTGTTTGCTCTGAATGTGGCAAAAGTGGTTACACTTACTCCCTTTCCGGCATCTTTGGTGTTTTTGAGTTTGCTTGCCTTGATTCCAAGGTTTCCGGCATCTTTTACCCAATCCGATACTTTGGTTTGGGATGGTGTGATAATCAAAATATCTTTCTTGCCTTCCTTCAGGAATCGCTTTAAAATACCAAGTCCGGTGTAGGTTTTACCCGTTCCTGTACCGTTGGTGAATAAATATCCTTTTCCGTTGGCTTTCTTGGGATCGGATGAATCAGGGCCAAAGAATCTGTTTTCTGCCTTGAATACATCTTCCTGCTGCTCCGGTAATAGGAAAGGCAATGTCTCTCGAATGTTGTCAAGATCCCCAACTTTGCCGGGAATAGATTCTGCCGCCTGTTGAAGTTTTAGCCTTTTTGCTGTCTTATTTGCAAAAGATTCAATTTGCTTCTGAGTGTCCTGATCAATGTCATTGTCTCCTGTTTGTCCAGCATCATTTCCCTCTGGGCTGTCAAGGCTGTTTCCTCTGCCGTCAACAAGTCCGGTACTTGGTTTCTTTCCGTCTGATCTGGATTCGTTTGGAAATAAGTCGATAATGCCTCCCTTTCCGCTAGGATTGGAAGATAAGCCACTACTGCCCTTGCTACCTGGTCGCTTCCTGTTTCCTTTTTTACCTCCGCCCTCATTTTTCGTTCCAGTATCTCGTTTATTTCCTCCGTCGCTTGGAATAGACTCGTTGTCTCCTTGTACTGGAGCTTCACCGTCTTGCTGATCTTGTTCGCTAGTTCCTGGTCTATCAGATACATCTTCTTGATTGTTTGTAAGTTGTTTGACAAAATTATCAATATCAAAGTCATCCACCTCATCAGTTGGGGTCATTTCTTTTGAAATGCCTTCTCGCTTGAAGTCTGGATCTCTTTTTAGCTGCTCATAGAATCCGGATAGATAAGGAGCAATCCCTTGTCCGAAGTCCTCAACCATTACCCTGACGAAATCAGCGAACTTCCTAGAACCTGCTTCAAGGTGATAGGCACTGTATTTAAGTGCTGCTGCTGAAATCTCTGAATCAAGACCAATGTAAAGTTTCCCTCCCTTGCCTTTGAAGAAGTCTTGAAGCTTTTTCTTTGCATCCTCTACTTCTTTTTCAGTTACAAGCTTATTGGACTTTCCGTAATTGGAAGGTCTTTCAATTGGTTTTCTTGGGGCTTTTGGAGGTGCCTGATTGGATTTTTTAAAATTTATGGCATCTTCTTTAAATTTAATGAAATCTTCTGCCGTCTGAAATGATTTGGGTAATACTATGTCAGGGTTGTCAGAATAAACTACTTTAGTCTCTATGCCTATGTTTGTTTCTTGCCTAAACTTATACTCTGTTCCAATTTCAGTCTCCTTTTTGGAAATAAGTTTTACATTTGAAGCATACGGCAATTTGCCTGTTTTATTTGGTTTGGCAGGTTCCTGTACTGTTTGAAGTTCGGAAGGTATTCTAAATTGCTCTGATTTTTCAGCCTGATCAATTAATTCTGCTATCTCAATAAGATCATCTACAATCTCTTTCTTGTTTTTAAATACTGTTTTTTCATCCTGAACAAGTCTAATGGCTTTGCTTATTTCCTGTTTTGCTGACTCAAAATCTTTAGGTAGTTGGTTGATTATGTTTTGATAGAATCCTGTCCAGAACATTCTTTTTCCATCCTCTGAAGGAAATGATTTGGCAAGATCTTTCTTCTGTTCCAGTACGCTGATTGCCTCATTATACCAGCTTGGATTGGGTTCTGCTGGTTTTACCTCTTGGGCTACTGATCTGTACTTTATAACAGCAATGGAGAAATCATCTTTTTTGCCTTCTTTAAAAGTGTCGGTAAGATCATTGAGTATTTCATCATTTGCTAATTTCAATGACTCGATTACATCTGTTTTTTGCTCGGCATCCAATCGTGAAAACACATCCCCGAAGCCATCCGAAGCAACTACAATAAAATCACCTTCGTTTACTGTGAGTAGTCCTGTGGTGAATCTGTTTTCATTTGTGATTCTGTTTCGGTCATCAAAGGCAAGAAACCCATCTGTTGCCGTGGTTGCGCTTTCGTTGATTTTCTCAACAATACGGTTGTCTTTATCAAAAACATAGATTGGGCTGTCACCAATGGAAAAATATTGGTATGATCCGTCTTTATTTTTACGAACCATTGAGAAGGTAGCTGCCGCATTATTATATTTTGTAGCAACTCTTGATATTGCGCTGATGATATTTTGCTTGGTAAAGCTTTCAATCTTTGATACTACCGAAACAATATCTTTGGCAAAATCACCACTCTGGGCATAAGATCCCATTCCATCGGAAACAATAAACAATTTGCCATCTGCATAAACAGCATCCTGTCCTTTTGAATAGTTTGAGTTAAACGCAAAATATCCATCTTTTTCTAAATCCCCTCGTGAAGAATTAATTACAACTCCTTCAATTTCAGTCTTACCTTCTTTACCCTCAATCGCCTCGTTCAGGTCCTTTGCGGTTTTCGGCTTTTTGGCTGGGGTTTTTAAAGGCTTTGAAGTATTGTCTCCAGTGCCCTTTGCTCCGATGGGGATAGCTTTAACCTTAGGCTTAGTTCCTGCGCTACTACTGCCGGGTTCTTGTTTAGGCTTAGTTTCAGGGCTAACTCCGTCAGATCCTCTAGCTGGCTCTGGCTCCTGTCTGTCTTGAATCGATTCATCAGAACCAATAATCTGTTTTGTGTCTCCATCTTTTACATTAAATTGAATAGGGTCGTGATCAATCCCGAATACTTGCTTTACCGCATCCTTTGGGCTGATTCCCTGAACTGGGCTTCTTAATAGATCACCGGGAGTTCCTGTAGTCAGTGAATTGTATTCCTTGAACAATTTAGCGATTTCTGTCTGGGTTTTAGCAGCATCATACTTTTTGACCAGACTTAAACTTAGCCTACTGAACTTCTCGGAAGGTGCTATTCCTCCCATAAACATATCAGGTTGATTTATCCAGTCGCTAAACCTTTCAACTCCACTTGAAGAAAACTGATTTAATGCAGTTATGGAATCCTGAATTTCTGAAAGTATTGGTGTTGGGGCATTTAAAATATCAGGAATGGATTTTTCCAATGCCTTTTGCACCCTGTCAGGCATGGCATTAAACAGCTCAGGAAGATTGGTGTCACCACCTTGGAAGATAAACTGCTTGTAGATATTGGAAATATCCTCTATTCCGTTTGGCTTTACCTCGCCTGTTGCCTTGTTGAGGATTGTCTCTAGCTGTGTGCTGTTGATAATTCCTTTGTCATACAGGTACTTGGTAATTTTACCCACCTGATCTCTTACGATTTCAGTCAACGTGTTGCCACTTGATTGACCCATGAAATTAAGCATCGCTTTCTTATCTGCTTTGCTCATTTTATTGGTAGTCGTTATTGGGTCAATTCTTCTCTCCCCTCCGGATTCAATGTCTTTAACATCGTAATTCCCCAGTTCAATTGCCCTTGCATCGGAAATGTTTGTCATCCGGACCAATACAGGATTTTTCATCCCCAGTATATCATCTGGATTCAATCCAAACGAAACAGCGTTATCAACTAGGTATTTTCTGTAATTACTTGGGTCTTTAGGGCTGTTTTCCCAATACTGCTGAATGGCATCGGACCTGTTGTTTCCTTGAATTACTTCCCCTCTACTGTTTACGATCGGTGCCCCTGAATATGGGTTTGGTGATTGTGAAATCTTTTCAGGGTCAAGCTTGTCTGCGATTTTCCTTGCGGATTCCTGAGACGAATCTGTTTTTCTGTTTTTTGGCTGCGCTTCAGGAATGAAGTGCATCACGTTTTGCGCCCCCTTTTTGTGGGAAGGCTGAATCTGTGCGGATTCTATAACTGCGTAACTTGCTTTTTCGCTTATATCTTTGGAAAACTCAAGGTTTACTTCTTTTCCTTTTGGTCCTTCAATTGGTTTTTGACGATCATATCTTACCCCATCCTTTTCCTTAAATCCTTGTTTCCGTGCTGTTTCAGACAAGCTGTCCTTTAGCTCTGACTTTGGTACCAACGGGGCAATTACTCCTCCCTTTTGCCCTTCATTTGGCTTGGCTGGTTGTACTGCTGGTTCATTTGGTTGGGGTTGGTTTTTCCTATTTGATATAATTAAATCAATAGCGGTAATAGCGTCTTTTAGTTCTTCAAACACTCCTTGATCTTCTTCCTTGTATTTACCCAAATCAGATTCAAGTTCTTTTTTAACTTTTTCTAGTTTTTCAGTAGAATCTTCTTTTTTAACTCCTATTAGGAAAGGATTATCATTTAAAATAGATTCTATTGGATCGGACTTTTCAACATTCAGAAAATCACCTGTCTTTTTCTGTACTTCATTTGCAAAATCAATAGCTTCTTTTTCACTATTGAAATAAACAAACCCGTTTTTATCAACATTTTCATTGTTGATTAGATTTTGCCCTACATTTACTTTGTGTGTCGGGAATCTTACCTGAACCGCTCCATCAGCTCCTTGACCAACGGGTTTTTCTGGTACATTTTTAGGAGTAGGCTGTTGCGCTGATCCAGTGACAGGCTTGGCTGGTTGTAGTGGCGCATCTGGGGATTGAGGTGTAATCGCTCCGGTAGCTGGTTCATTCTGGCTGTTTTCAAATCTATCTAGTCTTGACTCAATTTGGTTGCCTATTCTCTGAGGCATTCCAGTAGGGAATTTAAGAACTTCATCTAATATACTCTGAATCTCTTCACTTCCATTGTAATCTTGGCCTATAACCTCCCTGATCTCACTAATCATCCGATTATAAGTCTCAGTACCGATTAAGTTTTTAATGTCTACTAGGTTTTTTTCAGCTAACTCTTTAGCATATCTGTTTCGGATCTCTGTTATCTTTTTGTCTGCTTTTGAGAAAACTCCTGATATTCCTTTTAGTAAATAATCTGTACTTAAAATTGTGCCTATTCCTCCGGTCAATAAGTAGTCTGCCGCAATAGTATTATCAACGGTGCTTTCCTGAGCTCCGGTAGGTGGGTTATTCTGGATTACTTCTTCTTTGTTCCCTTCTTGGGTACGCAATTCGGCACCTTCCTGCCCCCTTTGTCCTTCATCCCTATTGCCTGGTAGCCCTTCCAGCACGGGTCTTTCTTCGCTGATTTTTTCATCTTGTTGTGGTTTAGGTGTTATATCCTCTTTCGGAGTAAACATACCCCGAAGCTTTTCTGCTCCTTCATTAGCCTGTGGTGCTGCCTCGGCTTGCTGTGGCTGTCTGAACTGTTGGAAGTCTGCAACGGGAATCGTTTCAAAAATAGTCCCGTCCTCATTCTCCAACTGAACGATTCCTTCCTCTAGGTTTACGCTTGAAACTGAAAACTCTTGACCATCTATGGGGATTTTCTCCCCTATCTGAATAGGGTTTGCAGGATCGAATACCTGAGTTTGTTCTGGAACAGGGCCGAAAGTCTCGATAAACTGATCAAATGGCATTGTCTCCTGCTCGGAAAGTCCTAGGCTTGATACCACTTTCTTTTCCTCTCCGGGCTTCTGTATGACTGCGTTTCCGTCAGGGAACATTGCTGTGACAAATACCTTTTCTCCGTTGAATTGAGCTGCTGAGATCATTTGAACTCCGTCCTGACCTTGGAAGGTCATCGCCTGATATTCACCTCTGATCGTGTCGCTCTCCTGATTGGCTGATTGTGTCGCTGCTTCGTTGGCTCTATTCTCCTGAAGTGCTTGTCCCTGATACTTGCCTTTCAAAAGCTCTGTAAATGTTTCAGGCTTGATTTGGAAAACCCTATTAATGTCATTTTCTGAGACGGTTGTCGTTGTCCCGTTTGCCCGAATAGCATTATAGAACATTTCTTGCCCGATTGTTCCTTCAACAGATCCGGAAGGTGTTGCCTGTTGTCCTGTTTTAGGTTTTGATTTTGCGGGGCCAACGATTTCTACTGCCCCGCTGTTGTCTGCCATCTCCGCAAATACAAGAGTTTCTGCAGCACTTCTTCGCTGTTGGTTTTCAATTCTGTTTGCAGCGAAAGAAACAGGACCAATCGCAACTCCCATTACTCCTCCCAATACAAAAGCTTCTCCTGATTCTTTCAGGATTTCAATCGGCTTTTTCCAATCCTTTCTTTCCTGAAACAAGTAATTCGAAAATTCCTGTCCAAAAGTGGTTGCTCCTTCGGTAGATCCTTCAATGACAAATCCCCTCCCTGCTGATTTCAGCACTCCCTCAACCAATGTGGCTCTGGATTGACTTGAATTGGCAAAATCTGTAATTAGGTCTTTGGCTGTTTTTTCAACTACGGGACCAGCACCCATGACGTCTATTACTGATTTAGAAAGTTTCGCCTGTACTGACGCTGGTATGAATTTGGATAATGCAAATCTTTCCATTCCAAATTCAAGACTTCCATACAATGCGCCCATTCCAAGTCTTGCGAGTGGGTCAGACTCTTGGCCCTTATCTTTCTTGTACTCGTCATAAGTTTCAATTCCAGAACCGAACGATACGGCTGATAATCCTACAACATTTGCCAAGCCTATTGCCCCTGCTACCGGTGCGGATATAGGCTTTGTCACTACTGCTGCCAAAATACCTGCTGTATAGGGGACAACGGATCCTATTTTATATCCCCAAGATTCTGTGTCTCTGGTTTCGTTCAGCTCGTCTGCCTCCTTGTCTCGGTCTGCTGCGTACTCCCTTAATCCTGCTCCTATGCCATTATCTATTCCCGATGCTTGCAGCCTTTTTTGTTCTAGGTAATTCATCGCCTTAGCTAGGTAAGGCGTCACCCCACCAGACCCCGAATTCGCTGCAAGCGTAAGATCTGCTGCTTCTGATATGCCTTTTGCCCCTAATGATTTAACCTTTTCCCATGACGGATGAATACCGTCAACAAAATCCTCGTACCAAGCTTTGTCAATCTTCGGTTTTTGGGCTTGAGCTACTGGTTTTGGGGCATTGTAAGCCTCTAAAATCTTTGAGTTTTTAATCCGCTCCAATTCAGGATCGTTCATCACGCCTAGATTTCCTAGGTTTTTTGTGCTTTCAGACTGCTTAATAGTCTGAGCTGTCTGTTCCCGTGTTAAGGATTGACCATTGGCTGAATAGCTGGGGGTTTCTGTAGGATTGATGCCTTTGGGCAGTTCTGGCATGAACTGATCCAAGGTGCCTCCAACTGTTCCGGGCATAGGCACCGGAGAAGGAGGAGTTGGCATATCCTTTAATAATGGGGAAAAGCCCTGTCTGCCTGTTTGTGGCGTTGGTATTTGACTAGGGTTTGAAAAAATTGGGGGTTGGTTAATAGGTTGTTCCGGTGTCTGTTGTTTGCTTGGGTTATAATATTTCAGTAAAGGGTTTTCAGGTTCAGATGAAGGCTGTACTGCTTCCGGTTGATTTTTTTTGCTCTGAAGTCTCTCTCTAGCTGCCTTGATCTTAGCGAATACGTCGGTTTCTTTCTGCATTTCAGGGGGAATATTATTGTTTTGGGCGTAAAAGTTCAACTAATAGGTCTTCTGCTTCCTGTAAATCAGCGGCTTCCCCTGCGTCTACAATGCTTTGAAGTAGTGTTTCAAAATCTTCGTCTGTTGCTTCACCACTGACTATTTTTTGAATTCCTAACTTAATTTGTGTTTTGATAACCGGGTCGGCTTCCTTTTTCAAGTTGGTAAATCCCTTTTCAGCATCAAAAGGAAAAGACGGACTTCTTGCTCCCTGTCCCTGCTCATCCTGAACACCTCCTTGATCGATGTTCATTCCCATATTCATAACCTCTGCGTCCATCAATTCGTTTTTGCCCGGATTATACTCTCGGACCTGCTTGAGCTGTGCATCTATTGCCTCTAATTGTCCTTTGTCTCGGAAAGAATCTAATCCCTTCTTTTGAGATTCCAACTGATCAATCATTGCTTTTTTTCCTCTTTGAAGTGTTGGTATATCGAATTTCAGTTTTTCTGGACCTGTTCTTCCATTCCTACTGCCAATATTCTTTTTCCTGTTGATTTCAGTTTTGAACTGCAATCCTTTTGCCTTCAGGTAGTCATCATACGCATTTTCCCCGTATGGATTAATACCAACGGATTCCATCTCCTTAATTTGATCGGATTCTGACTTGGCTAACAATTGATTAAGCGCATCACTGGCTCTTTGCTGCTGGACGGCAATTCTATTTTCCTGATCAATAGTCTGGTCAACTTCACGGTTTTGTAATCCAGTGTTCGCTTGATCGACCTGAAAACCTCGATTGGTCCAGTCCTGCAACCTGTTGCGGTAATCATTGTCCATAACTTGAAGCTGATTCATGTTGAATGGCGTGACTCCGTCTGGCACAAATGGCGCATCGCCACCTGCTGCGACTCCTGCAAGTCCTGCCAATCCTGAAAATCCCTTCGAAAAGGCATTCATTTTTGCTCTGCGCTGGATAATTCCTTCCTGCTCTGTGTCTCGGCCTGGTTTAGGCTGCATCATTTCGTACATGGCAAACCTGCTTTGCCCTGTCTGTGCTGGTTGTCCACCCTGCTGCGGTTGACCCTGCATTAATGGGTTTCCTCCCTGCGGCTGAAGCTCTGGAATGGGTTGGTTCTGGAACTGAGGGAAAGTCCTCATTCCTGCGGCTGCCTGATTGTTTTCAGTGCTGATCTTCCGCCCGAAGTTGTCCTTGCCAAGTAGCCGGGCAAAGAAATTATTTTTTGTGTTTGTGATTGCCATTACCTGTTTGCGAAAAATGGTTGGTTAGGGTTCGTGAAGTTCAGTTTATTGTTTCCTGCTCCTGAATTAACTCTCATTCCTGCCGCTGGACTTGCCATTCCTGCTCCTGATTTACCCATACCTCCTAGCATCTTGTCGAATACCCCTGCGTTCATGGCTCCGTCAATCCCTCCCTGCATACCTCCAACAATGTTGTTCATGGAATTTTGCTGGTTCTGTCTGTTGGCAAAACCTACGGAAAACAGTTGTCCTAGCGCACCCTGATACATCTGTTGATTTCGTTGCCTCCAAAGACTTGCCTGACCTGCCATGCCTGAATATGCCCCCTGCTTAGCCTTCATGTTCTGACCCATCATTGCGATACGTGCCTCATCTGTCAGTCCGTTCATGTTTGCGCTGGCATTGATATCGTCCATGTTTGAGCTGGAGTTCTCGTCAATCTGGCGCATGGTGCTTAATCCTTCGCTTGAATCGAAGTAATCTTGACCCATCTGGCTCTTGTAGATGTCTGTAAGTCCCGAAATACCTTTGGAAGCTTTTTCTTCTTCTCGCTTTCTTCGCTTGCCTCCCAACAGATTTCCGATTAGTCCGGTTACGGCTGGTATAGCTTGAATTCCTGCTGCTGCTAATAGTGGTAATGGCATGGCTGGTGTGGTTTAAACGCAAAAAAGGCCATGTAGAATTTATCTTCATGGCCTTTGGGCTGTTATTGGCAAGCAAAATACTAATTTATGGCGAATTAATAAAGAAGATTGGTTATTAATTTAGGAAATGGATTATATTTGGGTTCTATGATAGTTTTTTGTTTGTGATTAATCCCCTGCCTTTGGTTGGGGATTTTTTTTGTTCAGGAATAGCTACTTTTTACTTTCCAATGCTTCCAACACTTTGTCCAGGTCATACCTGACAACTGATCCCACCTGAATAAATGGAATACGGTTTGCCTTTCTCCACTTGGAAAGTGTTGGACGGGTAACACTCAGCTTTGCCATGAGCTGGTTGGTGTCTAGGATGGTTTTTGATTTATTTTTCTGTTTCCGGTTTTGTTTCGGATTTTGCATTTTCACCCATTTCGCCAAGTGCTTCAGTTCGTAAATGAACGTGTTATCTGTGCCGTCAGGACAAGTCCTTCCTGCCTTATCTGCTTCATGGTAAGGTTTTAAGTAAAACCATCGAAAGGTGTTTTCTGTTTTAATCTCTCCAGTTTCTATGCCTTCAGTGTACTGGTCCTTGATATACTTGATTGATTTTTTAGCGTAATAAAAAAGTTCGTTTTCTACTAAATCAACAATATATCCTCTGATTGTCTGTAAATCGTAATTAAAAGGGTGTTTTCCCAAGCTTTCCATTTGTCCTGTAAGTATTTTCATTTGTCCTGTTATTACTCTTTTCGTAAGCCAAGTTACTAAAAACTCGCAATATTCCCGGCCGATTTCCTGCGAATAATCGGTTTTAATTCGATCATTTTTACGGGAGCCATGTAGTCCAGGCATCCCCATGCGCCAAGACCGTCTACAATGACGTGATCATCGTGCGCTCCTTCCACGGCTCCGGTCTTTCCGTTGCCTTTGTTCTCGAATGAATCTGCCTGATCCATGGACCGTTCATCGTAATTGATGATCGCATCATCCCGATACGCTGCATTGAGTGAATTCAGGATCATCGGCTTAGTCTGTGCATTCATGTGGAATCCGTACAAAGCTGGCATTCCTTTGATAATCTGCTCCGGGTTGGTTCTGCAAAAGATGTTCCCGTAATGCCCGATAATTTCATCCACCAACGTATAGAACTGATCTCCTTCATCGAATGTGCTGGTGTCCTCTCGCATTTTGTTGATCTCTGGAATGAAAAAGGCATTGTCGTAGATCTTGCATAGCTGCACCGCTTTCCATGCCAAGTGATCAAAGTCAATATGCCCGGCCCAAGTAGCTACAAGCTCAGGAAGTCCGGCATCCATCATCCAGAAACGATCCCACACTTTGATTACCGATTCATCGGACTCCTTGCTTCGTCCTCCAATGTCCAGGGTGACTAAGTAGCGATTCTCATACTTCACATCGGGAAACGTCTCAGGCATGGCCCAAACAGATAGATTGCCCTCGTTTGCTTTCTCTATCCGAATGTTGTTGAGTGATTCAGGACCTTTGTTTGCATCTCCGTAGATATCCCCACAAAATAGCGGAGGTTTGCAGAATCTTCTGGCCTTTGCGATAACTCGCATCGGGAAGAATCTCGCTCCGGAGGATTGGAAGGCTTCAATATCGTTGGAGGGAAACTCCGAACACATACTTACCCGATCCCCTTTGTACTCGCCTAGCTTCTTGCGGTACCATTTGATCCCTTCCAGCGTTGCGCCCTGCTCCCATAGATCAAACTCATCTGTACTCAGGGTTTTTATTAGCTCAATTCGCTCGATTTCGTCTGCAAATGGGATGTGGTACTTCTCAATTTCATACCATGCCACGAAAACAGGGGTATAGCTTCCTGTTCGCTTGGCTTCGGTCCAGCTTTGGTGAAAGAAATTGCCAACTCCTTTGGCTGTTGATTCCATCACGACCATAGTCATCGGTTTCATGTCAATGGTTCCCAAGATGGACTGAATCAAGTCCTCGGGCTTCTTTCCTTCGGTCTTGCGCCATAGTCCTACCTCGGACAGGTGAGCCATGGCAATATCGTCAGATCGGATGGATTCAGGAGTCTGCATTGATCCTATTGTGATCTTGTTGGCTCGCTCGGATATGATCTTGATATTCTGTGTGCCTTCAAATGGTGTCAGGCTTAACGACTTCCAGGGGTAGCTGGTGACTGCTTTGCGCAGCATGGCCCGAATGTTGGTTGAAGCTTGGTTCTGGTGTGCTGCGATCAGGCTATTCCAATTCTTCATGTGCCTTGCCTGAATCCAAAACATAAATACCTGCGTGAGGGTAGATCCGCCCCATTGTCTTGCTTTTAGGAGAATGATCCGGATAGGTACCTTTCGGTCAAACATTCCCATTAATTCTTTCAGAAGCTTCCTTTGCCCGTTGTTCAGCTTCAATCGTATATCATTCCCTCCGTCCTTGTTTTTGATCAGGATGGAGACAAAGGCCCAATATTCGAAGTCAAAGTCCAATCTTCCCTCGTGAATTGTCTGGAGTATCTTGGTGAGCTCGATTCCTTCGGCTTCTGCGTAGGCTTCTGCACTCCTGTGCTTGCTGTTGACAATAGATTGGATGTCAGGTATGCCCAACATGG